ATCTTTAAGTTGTTCCCTTGTTGAAGGTTTTGCCATATGTAAAATCTCCTTGGTTCTACATTATTTATAAAACCAAGGAGATCCTTTTTTGTAAATGTTATTTACTTATTCTTTAAACAAATATTGAATTTTTGCTAAATCAGCAACCGAAAGTTTCATATTATCACCCAACGCATCTACTTCAATTGGTTCCCATGAGACATCTACTTCTTCGTTTAAAAACTCACTAAATTCTTTCAAAAATAGTTCTTTATTTTCGTCCGAAACAACCGTACCATCTGGTGCGTATTGCTTTACCAACTTTAATCTTTGATCTTCTACTAACTTGACTTCAGCGTTTAGAACATTTAGCAACTTCATTAATTTAAATGAAATCTTAGTTGGGAGCGGTTCTTCAATTAGTTTGTTTAAAACAGATACAGAACTATAAATATCAATCAATCGAACTTTCATAATTTCTCCTTTATAAAATCAGGTACATTATATAGTCAATAAAAATAAATGTCAATCCGGTATACCATCAGTTGTTGTAAACTTTTCTAGAGGATAATATTTATTTAAAAATGAAGTATAACTTATATAAGTTCTATAAATAAAACACGAAGAATAAGCACTCTGGTCTGAAATTATACGACCCCTAGAATATACTAAAAAGTTTGAATCTATTGCGGTAACGCCGGGAAGCATTCCCCCCCAACTACCAGTTTGAGTTCCACCTTGATCTGTAGTTAATTCATTTACATTAGTTGCTCTGTAAAAGTCATAATTACTGACCGCTGGCGGTTCTCCGGCTACTCTTGATGTATTTTTAAACAAATAATCGATAAACAAAGGATGAGCAAATTTGTAAGTTTTTGAAACTAATGTCGTCCCACCAGTTACGGTTGGAACTGTAGAGTTTTGAAGATTTTTGCATACAAAATTTACTGGTTGCAGTGTTATTCCTCTTAATGCTGCTCTTAAATTGCTTTGATTGTTTTTAATAGTATTAAGATTTATTGCAGAAGATATGCATCGGTTTCCACTTGCGGTCATTTCAAAAACAACATAGTGTGTTGTTTCTGTCGTTGGAAAACCAAAAACGTCCCATTTTATTATGGGATATTGTCCCAAAGAGGCCGCATTTGTTGCGGTGGAAACGCCCGTTTGCGACGGAGCACTAAATGATGGACTTAAAGGTCCAATTGGATAAGTTATTGATGATGGAGTACATGAGCCACTTACAGTAACTCCAAAACGATTTTCTTCATATTGAAAACTATGTGAAGAGAGTGGTATTGCACCAGTAACTAATAGTTCTTTTGTAATTAAGTTAAAACCAAATATGTCACATAATGCTTTCCACAACAATAAATCGCCTCTATCTAAACTTATACCAGTCATATCTTTTATTGTTTGTGTACCATTATAATTAACATCACCACCATTAATAAAATCGTCAAGTTGAGTTGTTGTTAGATTTTTTAGTTTAACTATAAAAGTGTCAAACGCTGGTAAAGTTAAATACATTGGCAAAGTAAATCTAACCTTAGCACTTGCACTCTGTGTTGTATTTTCTGTGTTGAGTGCTATCATTGTGCTAATATCTTCAAAAAACTTTAAATTAGCACCATTGGGATTTTGTGTATTAATTGGTGGTATTTGATAAATTTCCCGACACATATCTTCAGTGGTTGTGTCGTCGTTTACCGGTCCATAAAAACAATTAGTACAGCAATCTTGTAAATCACTTTGTGCATTTAAAACTGGTATTGTTCTATCTGTAGCAGTATTATCTGCAACCAACAAATACGAATATGGATTATAATATTGTCCAACTCCCGGTATATTAATTAAATCTCTATCAACAAAAATATTACAATCACCAAATCCAGATGTTGTTCCTAGACTACCAAGTGTAATTTGTTGGTTTGTCCAAGGTGCTCCATATGAAAAAGAACCAGTACAATTTACACTTGCTGGAAAATCATTGGTGTTTCCCATTGCCCATATAAATTCTTGAGTACCACCAGCACCATAGTTCCAACATGTTCCATGTGCCCATGTTTTATAAAATTCTTGATCAAATAAAGTAACACAATATTCTTGTCCACATGGTAAATCTAGATAAGATCTATTCCCATTAACAGAATTAAAATTCTGTATTGTGTTTAAATCAACATCCAGTAGCACAAATCTATCATAATATGGGTATATTGAACTATTTCTAGTTGCGGCAACTTGGGCAGGACCAGTTAAGCATGTGCCTCCGGGAGCATATCTTTGATCGTATGCACCAGTGGGTACGTATGTTGTTTCAGTACTTGTATCACTATCGACGATTGTTACAGTTCTACCGTGATCTGTCCATTTATATCTTGGTCTACTTACACGAGAAACTATAGTGCTTTTAAAATTAGAGGTTTTATAATCTATTAGTATAAACCCTGGCAATATGGGATAATTTGTTAATTCATCATAAGAAATTTTTAATGCTTTCCAAAATATATTAGTTAAATCACCACTTCCGTATGAAAAACCCGAAACAGCATCCGAAATTCCAGTGGGTGGAAGAGTTCCGGTAAATGCACTATTAAACCAATTGCAAAAACAAAAATTTGGTAGTAAAGGATTGCAACTTAAAGGTTGTTCTAGTGTTCTGTAGTACACCGAAGAAGACAAATCTTCATTTGGTGTAACTCCATTGTTTTCTAAATTCTTTTTGACATAATCATAAGACAATGATGTTTTTTTCCAATAAGTTTTATCTAAAGTGCTAACCGGATGAAAGAATGGTCTTACTCCAGTAGTTGATATAGAGGTAGTAGTACACGCTGGTTGATTTAATACCGGTCTTGCCACCCCAACATAATTTGCTCTCGTTGGTATAACAGAGGAAGTTGCTGCCGTTCCCACATTGAAATAATATACATAACCAACATCACAGTCGCTACACAGTGAAGGGACAGTAGTTACGGTATTGTCAAATACTAACTTTGGTACACCACTTGCATCTCTAACATAAATTTTAGAAATTTCTTGTGGGGTTCCAGAAGCATCACGTACAAAAATTCTAGAAATTTCTCTTGGGTTATTTGAGTTATCTCTAACAAACATAATTAAGGTTGCTTTCTTACAAAGATAATTTGTCCGGGCGGTCCGCTTGGCGATCCACCAGCAGTTGGATCTGTACCATTTGGTACTACCAAATACAGTGGTCCTCTATTTGCATCTGTAATTGTACTTGAATAGTTTGTGCTATTGTATGTAGTCGCACCACTATACAATAGTGCTTTTGTTGCCACTGCATTCAAATCAAAATTATACTTACCATCTGCATTTGCTATTGCAATAGTATTTAGGAGGACTGGCTTACCTCTTGCAACCGCACCAACTTCCCATGCTTGAAGAGCATCTGCACCAGCACTTGCACCGTTGCTATCAAACAATTCATCTTGTGCCCATCTATGTGTATCTGAGTGAGTGCTTACGGACAATCCAGTAACCGTTGCATTTGCAAAATTAATAGTTCTAGTTGTACCCCCAACCTCACCAAAATCAATGTCTATATCAAATATAATTTTGTTACTAGTAGTAAATTCTGATCCACTAATACGTATCGTTCCATCATCGTCTACGTCGGTAAAATATAACGAAGTTAATTCGCTACCAGCAGAAATGCTTCTAAATGTTAGTGCAAAGTTTTGATCCGCAATAATAGCAAAATCTTCAGTTGCAGTGTTGTTAAAATTTACAGAACGCATAAATGCGTATGCACCTGATGTTGCTATATCAACAATATTAGAAGTAGATCTAATTTGTTTAGAGTTTAGAGTCACACTCCGACCAGAACCAGAAAATGCTATGTCATTTTCAGAATTCAATGTAATGTTACTTGCTAAAGCAGTAAATGTCCCATTTTGTAGAACACTCGAACTATTATAAGTTTTAACATTTAGTGTATAAGCATCAGCATACACAACTTCAGTTATTGCATTATTGTAGATATATTTTTGTCCCGCAAGGCTTGCCAATGCTGAAGTTACTGTTATTAAATTAGTTTCAGCAAAATTATTTGTTGCGGTAAATCTATATTCTTTAGAAATTATATCAGTAGAAGTAGCAGTTCCACCTATGGATGGTCTGCTATTAAATGATTCAATATTATAATAACTTGGTTTTGTTGTTGTTGCGTTTGTTTCATTACCATATCTTACGGTTGTACCAAAAGAAGTTGCACTAACAAGAGAAGAATTTGTTGCAAATCTTGGTGTCGAATCAGTAGAAAGAATGGTCTTTGCAGATATTCCTATAGTTTTTGTACCAGTGACTGCTGTGGTTGTTAAAGTAACAGTTCCATCAGTATTTCTAAACAATAATTGTTCACCATTTGTTGCCAATGAACTTGATAGGTTTGGTGCGTCAGATCCATTTTGTGTACCAACGCTACTATACCAACCAATACCCAACATACTTCTAACTGTTGTTCCTGCTCCGCTAACTGGAATTGCTTGCATATCCCCTGTGGATGCTCGGCCTAATAAAGTATTAGAACTTATTGTTATTGGAGAAGGTGGTAGACCAGCATTCGAACTTGCATTTCCTAAAATTGTGTTTGCACCTACAGGGGATAATCCATAATTTACAGTTAATTCTTTTGCTGTTGAATCATAACTACCAGTAGCAGTTAAACCAGAACCAGTTTTGAATGCTAGAGAAGTTAAATTAGCATCAACAGTGTTGACGCCTCCAGTACCAACAATAATTTGACGTATAGTTGGTGTTGGTTGAGTTGATCCTCCAGTTGAATTTATAGTTATAGTATTTGTTGAACTATTTGCATCAAAACTAATATTTGTACCAGCACTAAATGTAAGTTTTCCTTTGCTTGCACCTAATGCATTTAGATAAGTAGGAGAACCGCCAGTACCAACTTCAATTAAACCAAAATATGGCATTTCTAAAGATGGTGCTGTAGAAGTTCCGACGCCTGTTGTCCATGCCAAATCTGAATTTGTTATTGCTTCGATTGGGCCACTACCAACTCTTCCAACAAAAGAGTTAGCGGAAACGGAAATTGCACTCATTCCATCTGTTGTCCCCGGATTACCAAGCAATACATAATCGTCCGATATATTTAAATCAAAAATGGCAGTATCATTATTTGTGTCTGATGTTATTGATATAAATTGACCAGATTTTAATGTAAAGTTATCACTAGAAGTATTTGCGTCAAAACTATCTAAAGTAGTACCATTTTTATTCTTAATGTTTACTTTAGCAAATGCGTTTTGTGCAACTCCAGTATTTGTTATTACTATTCTATTTGGAGAGCCTGGATTTGATAAAGAAATTCCAGTTCCTGCTTCAAAGAAAATTGCACCATTTTTATCAGCTGCGGTAATATAATTAGAACCACCATCTATTGTCCATTTACTGTATACACTGCTTATATTGTCAATATATCCCGTTGGAGCAATACCCATCAAGAAACGTAATGCGTTTCTTCCCAGTCTTTGTATCGAAGAAGAGGGGAATACTGATGCACTATTTGCACTTGGTGTTATTCTACCTACAACGAAACCAGCAAGTTCCGAGGGTAGATATTTGCCAAGTGTATCTGTTGGCCAGAATCCTCCGGAGTCAACATCATAACTCGAAGAATCGTAAGTGTATATACCACCAGTTGTGTAACTTATTACTTTTGCTGGTTCTAATGCCAGAGAAACATCATCATAACTAGAACCCAAATTAGATGTAAATGAACCAGCACCACTACCCAATAAACTTATTCTAGTTGCTGTACCCCCATCTCCACTTCCCAATATTTGATATCTTGCATCATAATTAATGTTACTTGTAGCAACACCACCAGTTACAGATGCTGTTATGATAATAGAATCATCTGTATTGTGTGTAAATGTTATTCCGGGTCCTGCAATAAATTGTAATGTATCTGAAGGTACTTCGGCGGTATATGTAATAGCAGAATCTGCATCTGTAAAGATTACGCTGCTAAAACTGTTTTGTCCTTCAAAATTAATGGTTTTGGTTGTATCATTTGCCACAATTTGCAAAGTGCTACTGGTAAATGATATAACGTCATCTGGATTTGCTGAAACTACTTGTCCATCTCCATCAGAACCCACACCATTTACTTGTATGGTTTTGAAAGTGTCTTGTGCTCCAGCCAAACCTTCTACACGTATTTCAATTTCATTATCTGTATTAATATCAAGTTTAATATTTTGACCACCAACTAGAGTCAAATTATAATTTGGTTGATCGATTTCCAAACTTTCTGTGCTGGAATCTGAACTATTAAAAATGGTAATTTGATCTATATTTGCATTCTCTGGAGTAAACGATGTAATCAAAACACCTTTTTTATCCGAAATTGCAACAAATACGGGTTTAATTATTCCAGAACTGTATGTCCCTTCCTCCACAAAATCACCAGCAGTGCTTTGAGAAAGGTAATATTTAATGCCTGGTTCAAGACTTGTTATCGAATTAAATTCAAATTCACCATTCAGAACTATTGTTGCTTGACCACCGATTACAGATTCAACTATACCAACTATGTCATAGTTTCCAGATGGAGATGCTTGTGCTTTTGCATAAGTTATGTCTCCGTCTGTAATTGTTCCAACGTATACAACATCACCTTCAGATAAAGAAACGTAATCTGTGGTTACTATTCTGTTTGTGAACTTTTTATTTACTTGTCCATCTGTGCCAGTTAAAACTACTTTATTTGCTCCAGATGGCGAAGAAATAAATTGTGAAGAATTTTCTATATCGGTAATATAAATTTTACCATTAATATTAACTAAATTGTCATAAGCACCCAATTTTTGCAAAGTCAAAATCGGTTGATCTAAATCAGTAGAATCTGCATCATAGAAGTAAAATCCTGCAAGAGATTCTGCAAATTTTAATTTCCAAGTTGCTGGCCAAGTTGTTGTTGCAGTTTCACCAATAGCACCATACTTCCAATCTGTTGGTGCTGCACCTACGTTAAAATTTAAAGACAATATGCTTACAGAAAGATCGTCATCGTTTGTAGAAAGATTTGAACCTGGCAAATCTTGTGTACAGAAATTAAAGTTTGCTTGAGTATTTGATTCTGTCACATAATTTGAAAATATTCCATAGTTATTTTCAAATGTAAAATTAGTGCCAACGAACCAACTGTTATTAAATCCACCAAATTTTATATAAGCATTTGACGATTCGCCTATGCTATTTCCATTTGCTTTAAGAATGGCAAACCAATTATTTGCACTACTTCCTATTACAGATTGAGAAGATGCTAAAGTTAATTGTTGTCCTTGAATATTTAAACTTTGTTCAAATGTGTGAGTGTGCTTTAGTGTTGGTGGTAAAAAGGAATCTAATTTTACCTTTAAAAGATTTCCAGATCTTTCCACTAAAGCATAGTCCGTCCCAAGAGTTGGAGAAACGGTAGACGCACTAGTAAGTTCAGTTACAGCATCAAATTTTATTGTTAATTCATTACCAACAGTGAACCCAATACCCGGACCAGGATCAATGTTAATGGTAACAATACCATCAGCACGAGTAGTGCATATACCATCACCATCAAAGATATCAACCACATATAAAGAATTCAAACCATTAATTAATTGGTTTGTGCGATTCAACCAAGTGATTACTGTATCTGAATTTGTTAGTGTATCTAAATCAAATACTGGTTCTCTGAATGCACTCATTTGTTATTGCCTTTTAGTAATGATTGAATTATATTTTCTAATTCTCTAACTCTTTTTTCCAATGTTATATATCTATCGTTTTCTCGCTTGATTCTTTTTGCTTCCATTAGTTTATTTCGATCACATGATAAAACTGCTCCAGTTTTACGATCTCTTTTTAGATCATCTCTGCCAGTTATTGGAATTTCACTCATAGAACCGCAATTCCTCTTAAATCTTGTATTTTTGGCACAAACGCAGCATTGTCACTGAACAAGCACAGTTTTATAGCAAATTTATTATATGGGGAAGAAGAGTCTGTTGGTAAAGTAAATTGAACATCTACGTATTCTTCTTCTGTTCTTGTAAAGAAATTATCAAATGCTGAAGAACCCATATCAGGAACAAGTTCAACATATGGATTTTCGTGGAATGTTTTTGTTTGTTCTGCTGGTTGATACTTTAAGAATGCTTTTATTTTTGTACCAACAGGCTTATTTACAGATAGTATCAATTTAAATCCAGTAGATTCAAATCCTTCTTCAAGAGTTACTATTTTTGTAATATATCTAGTTCTCTTTATATCACCAAAATCATTTGCATATGGATTCAATTCTCCATTGGTTTGTGTGGAACTATTATTTTCTATCAAATTCTTTACCAAGAATGCACTCATTCTTTCGGTATTGATAATTGGGCAGACATCTTTACTTGTAGTTAACGCAGTTGCTTTAAAATATAAAGATTCTCCATCTAATAATGTTTTTGTGGAGGTGTATTTAACGTTTTCATTTGCATTAATTGGAGAATATGTTCCATTTAATGTATTATTATCACTTATTCTCCAGAAAAGTCTTGAAACATCAAATTCTTGATAAGCATTATTTAGATTTAATAACTCATATTTTACATCTTTTCCGGCAACATTTGTTTTACATGCAAAAGTATATGTTTGATTTGGGGTAAATTCACACTTATTGAGTACCATCATCATATCCATTGCTGGTTGTGGCAACCAAGTAGTTGCATTTGAAGAACTGAAGAAAACACCAACATATGGTTGCTCTGTTACTCTTTGTGTACTGTTAACTATTGTTTGTCCTATTTCTGCAACATAAATTTCATATTCATCTGTTGTTGATCTGACGATAAAGCAATGCTCGCCGGGTTCCAGATATACTGGAGTTTCAAAAGTAAATCTTGTTGCTGTTGCAGAATTGTTGGCTGATGGTGTATCTGAAACATTAACTTGACTTGGGTGAAGTATAGAGATACCACCGGGATAAATTTTATATGCATCTGGGAACGCATTTACGGTTGGTCTTACTTCTACCTTTACTGGAATGTTTGTAGAATTATCGGGTTTTCTTGCAAAGAAAACATCAATGCTACTTAAAAATATTCCATTTGGATAGAGTTCTGGATTTATTGTGAATGTTTGCGCCAAAGGATCTACACGAACAGTTGTTGTTTGAACATTTACAGCAGTTTCAGATCTTACTCTTTCTTCTGTTATATTGATTGTTTCGGTTTCAAAAGTTCTGATTGTTGCCTTTGTTGTTTCTCTTACTTGAGAAAGACCAGATGCAGAATATGTTCCGGTTGCAAACGTAGTTGCTCTTGAAAAATCATTATTTTGGTTATCTGAAATTGTGAATTTTCTATCACCAGTTCTAAAAGTACCAGTTGGCATATCAAAAATTATAAAGGCATTTCCTTGTGCGGAAGATTTCTTAAATCCACTACTAGTATTTGTAAATTTATTGGCTTCAGCCAAAGAAACTTGTGCCATATCTGTGTCTAGCGCATCCAAAGTACTATACAAATAGCAATATTGCGAAACATCAACACCGTCAAAGAACGGATATAGTCTTGCATTGGTCTTCAAACCATTAATTACTATTTTAATTCTTCTACCTCTCATGTAAGGAATAAAAGAAACATCCACAACTCGATCACCCAAAGAAACTTGTTCAGTTCCGGTCCGCAGTTGTTCCCCAGTAATATTTCTTTCTTCTCTTATTGTTGAATTGGTAGTTGTAGTTCTGGTTGTTGTTCTTCTTCTTCCTCTTCTTGTTGTATTGGTTGTTGTGTTTGAAGTAGTTTGTCTACTCAATTCAGACCAATTACCAAAGTTCAAAGAGAAAGGACCATCTTCAGATGAATTTAGTTCATCTAAAATGTCTTCCCATATATCATTTTCTCCAGCAAGATTTACATTTAAATCTGGTCTAGTTTCAGTATCTACCCAGTCATCTTCTCTTGGGGAAAGACGAACAGTACCTTCGAGGTTTAATGTTTCAAATGGAGTAACCGACATTGCACGAGTTGCTTGTGGTTGAACAACGAATGCAGTTTCAATAAATGGAAGCATAAACAATCCGGTTGATACTGAAGGATTACTTACAGTTCCGTTTACACCAGTTTTAGTATTTAAAACCTCAATAAACTTTGCAGTCTCTGTAGGAGTTACATATGATAACTTTAAATTTTCTGTTTGTGCTTTTGGACGTAGGCAAGTTTCTACCGGATCTATAGCAGCATTATAATCTACGTGAGAAACTTCACCAATTTTGTGGTTTTCAAATGGATCTACAATTATACCATTCTTAAATCTATTATTACCATTGGCATCTTCAATTAAAAGCGAATCTGCATCTTTTTCCAACAAAGACAAGGCAGAATACACTTCTAATTGTTGTACTCTCTTTTCCAATTTTCCAATATCACGCATTGTGTAGCGTCTATTGTCTGTATATTGTAAAGTCAACGCTTGATTATCAAAAACATAACTTGGCTTCTTTATCTTATAAAGAATCATTCCGTCTTCTGGTAATTCTGGATATGACGGAGTGAATGATGCTGTTCCGTAAGCAACTTTAAACGAACCATTTTTGTTAATGTATAAAATATCATATCTGGGTGCGTATACACCAAGAGTAGTATTAATTGTGGACGATTGTGGTAATATTACAAATTTATTGAAAACAATGTCATCATCTAAAGTACCTCTGCAATCTATAAATGCAGTGCTGTGATATTGTTCTCCATCCACTTTAGACACATATTGTGGAATATTTTTAACACTTAAAAGATTACCACTGGAATCTTTATAAGATTCTCTGATTATAATTCCTGGTCCCGATGGTTCCTCATATCCAAGGCCATTAACTCTAATTTTTACTCTATAATTTTCGGTCAGTCCTTCTCGCTCAAATAAACCAAAAGTTGGTACAGTTGGTGTTATTGGTCCTTGATTTGGATCAGTATTTGTATTTGTTCTGACACCATTTCCGTTTAGAACTAAAATACTTGGTTTATACAAATAATCGTCTGTTTCCTTTGAAATACCGAACCAATCTTTTACATTGTTTGTAATTATTGTAAGTGTAGATGTTCCGGAAACACCAAAAACCGAATTTAATTTATAAACATCAATAGCGCCGGTAATTGGGATAATTGCAGTCCATTTATCTTTAAATGGTCCAGACGTATTGTATGTCAAATAAGTTGTAGCATTAAATGTTTTTTGTCGTTTTTCCTTCACAACATTTGATGCGGAACACTTTACTTCAGAACCAAAGATAATACTAGTAACAGTACTTGTTGATTTTTTCTTAAATTTTATACCAACATTTGCATCATCTGCTACGATTACATCATAATATAGTGTATTGTTGTCTGAAGGTTCAGCAGCAGGAGATCCAGCTAAATTGTTATATTTAACCAAATTTAAACTATTACCAAGTTGATCTATTGCAAATGAATACGTTGTCGAGAATGTGCTAGGAAATTCTGCACCATTTATATTACCTTCAACAAAAACTTCTGCACTATTTGATGGGAAATTTACATCAAAAATTTGTTGTATTGTTAATAAAGTAGAACCAAAATTACCCGATCCAGATGTTACATTTTCAATCACATCACCTACTGGTAATGGTATTATTTGTTTATCTGAGGTAGGATTAAATATTCTAGTTACATATTCACCACCAATATAATCTTGTTGTACTTCTATAACTGGTTCAATTGAACTATATGAAACACCAGTAGTATTTGTTAAAATATTTGATTTACCAATTTGAGTTACATCTTTAAATGAAACGGGCTCGTTGTAGAATATATTTGTATTCATCAACGAAATATCGTAAACATTTCCTGCGTTTAATTTTATTGCCTTTACTCTGGCAGAACCTATTGGTGATCCTTTAGCAATTGTTGCTATAGAAGCAGTAACAACAGTATCAGTTAGTTCAGTTGTTGTGGAGTTTTGAACAACATTTTCAGAACTAAAATCATACCAGTTTGTTGCTGTGCTTCCGGTGGTATTTACTGTTTCAAACACACGCAAAGGAAGAATATTTCTTTTTGTATTTTTTAATAGTGTGCCTGTAGTAGTTGGAGCAAGATTTGTACCAAATCTAAAACGAGCAAGTTCTGTTGTGGCTGGAATTAATGGATCATTTGTATCAATGAATAAAGGATTTTCTGTACCAATTTTCTTTCTTTTAATAGTTAATATACTTGGAACACTATCGAGAGCCGTTGTATTTGGTTGCCAATCTACAACAGTACCAGCAGCATAACCAACAACATTACCATCAAAATCTTCAGTAAGTGCTTGCAATACGGTTTCACCAATTACATACTCATAGTTTGTATTATATGAAGTCGAAGTACTGGTCAATGTTTGAACCAGCGACTCCCCTCCTGTTGGACTGTCCCAAACTTGTTGGTATTCTCTACCAGAAATGTAGGTTGGTGTTTCTGTGGTATTTCTAAGATTCACAAATGAACCTGTTCTTCTTTCAAATTTACTGGTTGAAGATATACCACTACCTCTAGACAATAAAGTTCCTGTTTCTGTTATTTGATATACGTTTCCGTATTTAATTTCCATTATAGAATTTGGACAAAGAACATAAAGAACTTTAGTTGCCGTATCCCAATTTAAATATTCACCAACAATTTTAGATTGAGCGTCTGCTTGTTTTGTGGTATAAAATGCCGCATTACCGGGATGGTTTCCACAATTTTCATATTTCCATTGATAGAGTTCTCTACCAGGCACAAATTCTCCGGTTTCTGCAATCTCATCCGAAAAATATATTTTTTGTACAGTACCACACTCTGGTGTACTTATTTTTCTAACGTTATCGATAGAATATATGCAACATGATGATAAGCAACTACCAGAAGCATCTCCTGTGCAGAGAACTAGTCTTTCAGATGCATTTGTACAATTTGAACAATTGCCGTTCTCTCCAGCAGTATCGTTTAGTGGTTGATCAAACTCCACGAAAACTGAAACTTTTTGTGATAGTGTATCAATGGTAGATGATATTACTACACCTGTACCTGAAAAACTACTAGTGCATGGAGAACCATTAGTGGCTAATAATTCTTTCAAAACTACTCTTTGACCACTTTGGTAAATTCCTTTACCCAAAGTAATTACACCTTCTGTACCACCAACGCAAGGTAGGGTGGATGGGGCACTATTATAAGCCTCAACGCTTGTTAATTTATAAACGTTAGAAACTGTTTGTATAGATTTAATTGTAGTACCAACGGATATTGGATTACCACTATATGTTTTTCCACCATATGTAAATTGATCAATTGCGTCACAATATATTACACCATTTGCTTGATTAAAAGTTGTAGGATTTGGTAAATCTTGATATAGTACTTTTATGAATAAGGTTCCACCTCTTCCATCAGCTGATGGTGGAACCCATCTTAAAGGAATACCTTCTGCTACAACATTACCAGTTAAACCGTCAATTTGTTTAACTCTAAAATGTTTTAAAATATCATAGTTACCTTGACTTGTTGCTTCTAAAAATATTTCTTCACGAAACCCTCTTTGTCCATCTAAACTTTCATCGAGATTTGTTCGGGTTGGATCGTAAGCAGTTCTAAAGTTCCCTCTAAATGGATCTAAAAAGTTAATTCTAATGACATCGGGAACCTTGTCAGAAAAACAACTTGCAGTGTATGTAGTTTGACTAGTTTCACCCGAAACTCTCATGAGTTCGTTTGACAAACCATTCTTATAACCGTTATCTGTTTCTGTTGTTAATGCCATTTTTGCCCTTTTATCTTATTTATGTGTATCCGTTAATTATTCGGCCACAAAGATTACGCTTTCGTGTGGAAATCTCGCACCATCTAAATTTTCACTATCGGTTAAATACACCATATCAATCATGTCACCTTGTATGTCTTCATTTACTCCAAAGAATGGTGCCCATGCATATATTCTTCTTTCTGCTGTAGTCGTGTTTGCTGGATAAATCAAAAACGTATTTGTATCAACATCTATTAAATCTAAAGAAGGCATTTGTTCATAATTTATAGTATTTGTTGTTATTCTTGGTAGAAATACACCTTTAATATAATTTCCAACTTCAAATTCTACATTTTGACCAGTAACTACCTTTATATCTGTTTGATTCCCATTTATAACATAATCAACGCTTCTTGGTGCATATGTTTCGTAATTATAACCATAAACATATGCTTTTCCCGGTTGCATTGTAATTGTCAATTTAGTTGGATCACCAACAGGCACATCGGATAAGGAATAGGTTCCTTTAGAATCTATTTGCAATTCAACGCCATTTATATTAAATCCAGTTACGGGACCAGTGCTTGTATTTTTTAAGAAATACGAACCAGGTCCAAATGCAAATTTATTTGCATTTTGCAATTCGACCACAATTTTTAATGATTTTGGTGTTGCTAAACTTGCATCATAATCACCAATAACATCTACAATTTTTGCAATAACAAATGGTTCATTTGCTAATGAAGGTGAAGTGTATGGATTAAATGCAGCAGAACCCGCCCACACATAACCATCTATTGCTGGTCTAAAAGATGTGGCCGGAAACATACTTGTAATTGAATCATTGCTAACTGTTAAAACATATCTATCTTTTCTTAAATGATTTTTTACTTCAGCAATGAATGGTTTAACTGTATAAGAACCAGATTCGTCTTGAGTTCTTTTTGCAAATAAATCTAAAATCTGCGAATAAGAAGATTTATCTTTGATGTAATCTACTACACCATTTGTTGTTCTTAAAATTTGGATGAAATCGGTTGTAACATAATTATCAATATCTACAATACCAGAACGATATTCAATTTGAGTAAGTTCTAGAGAAATTTTGTATCTATCGGCACCCGGTGCATTGTAATTATAAAATCCTCGCGCTGGATCATTTAGAGTACTATCTTCTGTAGCAGTAACAATTTGACGATTTATAGTATAACCAATTCTGTGTGATGGTTTATTAAATAATCTAACACCTTGACTTGCCCAGTTATATGTCAATCCGGTGTCAATACTAAAATCAGATTCATACTGAGAAGATTTTTTAAATAGAGATATTGTTTGTTTTTGTGTAGTTACAAAATAACCATCTATGTAAAAAATACCATCATCAACAGTTACTAAGTAACCATTTCCGAATGGTTCAACTGTATATTGAACTGGTGTTGTTGTTTGTTGTGTTGGATTTATAACTTTTACAAATGGTCCAGCAGTGGAAGAACCAATGTAATATTCCCGTTGCATATCAAATGTACCGTTTTGAGTTTCTGCAATAGAAATTACATTATAAAATGCAACAGCATAATCATCAGCAGCAGAATAACCGGATGGTTCAAAGTACGATATTTTTACTGTTGCTAATTCGGTAAATGTTGTTCCAGATTTGCTATAAACTTTTAATAAATTGGTAGGAAGATTTGTTAAATAATCGTTTGCTAAATTTGTCGTAGCACCTATGGTGGATTGTGTATATTTTTCTAAACGAACATAAGGTGTATTAACAATTTGTATCGTACCACCAAAGACTTGACTACCATCTTGAAAAATATGATCAGCAAATTTTGCAACTTGAGATTGCAAAATAGTTTGCAGTTGTGTCAGTTCTCTGGCTTGAACTGCGTATCCAGGCTTAAAAAGTATTTTTAGAAAGTTCTTTGCTTCCTCAAAATCATCATAATATGGTGAATTTGAACTAAAATCTGGATTCTTAAAAGTCATATTTTCCTCAGAACTCTATTAAAAGTTTTATTATTTCAGAATTTTCTACTCGTCTTTGCACAGGACCTGCATCATTTATATATAACAAATCCCCAGAATACGGCACAAGACTTGGTTTAAAAATAACTTCTTGAACGTAAAGATTCATATTTTGAGCAGTTGTTGGATCATACAAATCATTAATTGTTTGTAATATATCCGAAGAACCACCTAAAGCATTAAATTCTTTGTCATTGTAATTATTAACATAAAGATATACTGTACTTGAACCATCTGTTCCAGTTGGTAATCCTACTCTAATTATTTTTCCAATAGCACCAGTGCTTGGTTGTTTTATAATAATATTGGTTTCTAAAGAAACACCATCTTCATTAACTAAATCATATATCGTATCTGCACCGGAGCGATTCACCGTGCATCTTAAAATATAAGCATAACCAAATGAGGTTTCCGACAATATTTCTGTGGGTTCACTAATTGATACTAGAGTACCTTTTGCCGTGATGGTTGGTACACCTAATACATCTTTTAATCCAATTATAGTTTCACCATTAATAAATTCTCCATCTTCATATCTTCCGGGCAAAAATCCAAGTTCGGCATCTTTTACTTTTACTTTTGCTCTATTTGGATATACGGGATTAACAAAAACATATCCACTTAAGGGTGGGTATATTTCTGCACTCTTATAACTGCTAGTTCCAAAAACTGCATCATCTGAAGAGAAGTCTGTAGGATTAAAAACGTTTGTATAAGTTGCATAAATTGAATTTGAGCAATTTTCTTCACAATCTAAAAATACAAAAAACTCATCATCGGAAAAATCTGTAGAGGTATTTTTATTGTTTTTTATTCTATAACCAGAATATGTTTCAAATGCACCATTAATTAAATCACACTCTACAGTTGTACTGATTCCACTTACGGAAACATTTGTTATTTTTGCTTGAAATTGATCTGGTCTAGAATCTGGTCCCCGAACAATAATGTCATCTACTTCAAAAAAGTTTGTATCATTTGTATATGGATTAAGTGGAGTACCAACAACTATAGTTACTTTGGGATTTATAGATTCTATTACCATTTCTCGTATTTCAGAAATAGTCGAACCGGCAATTTCTTGTAAATTGGTGTTGATATTTAAAATCTTAGGATTTTTAATTAAACAAAATTGAGTGTAATATGTATTTTCGGAAACAACATCTAGATACTGATCTCCGCTATATACAACTCCTGTATTTTCTACAGAAGAATATAGTATTGGATCTGATTGTGATAATGTAGTAATTGGTTTAATTTTCTTGGATATCATTACATGTTTTGCGCCAAGAAGTTTTACTACATTGGATGTCAATCCATTTAATCCCAAAACTGGGCTTAAAATTGTAGTGGAATTTACTAAAAACTTTGCTTCAGCATAAGTATAGTTTTTTCCATTATAAATTAAATCTACTCTTGTAATTTTCTTATCAAGATCAAATACAGGTAGTGCTACCGCATCTGAACCATTACCAATTATTCTTATATAAGGAATAATACAAAATGGTTCGTTTAATGGTGGTACTATAAATTGGGTATCACCCGAAACTAAATTGTATAATAGATTGCATATTTTAAATCTGATAGCAGGATTGCCCGATGTGGGATTTGTAACTGTTTCTGTTTCTTCTATTAATGCAGTGTAACCATTTTTAAAATGTATTATATAGTTATTATCATAAAAATTGGCAACTCTTGAAAGTTCTGTTCTTCCTTCAAGATCTGCACTAAAATAATATTCTGTATTAATACCATCTCCCTCAACAGTATCTTCTGTAGCATAACCATAATACAAATTGGAGACAAAATTATTATTTACTATTTCTGGGAAAGATGCTCCTTGTTGAACAACGTCAATTGATTCAATTGCACCTTTTACGGTGTTTACCTCAACATTTTGTTGTAAAACTCTTTCGTCTGTGTATAATTCAACACCTACATTTTCTATTGGTAGAAATCCGGGATAATCAAATTTTTCTAGATTCTCTTCTCGAACTTGATACAAAAATTTCCAAGTATATCCATCGGGTTTAACTTCTGCATTTAAACCTTGAGTTGTTGGTGGATAGGTGCTCAGACTGTTTTCATTCTCGGGACTTGCTAAACAAAGATACACACTATTGTTTTCAGAATTATATGCGTAAAACTTTTCGTTCAGTTCATATTGATTTTTATTTTTGTCAAATGCCTCGTATCTGGTTCCGGAAATCCAATCTATCTTTTTTATCATTAAAGATAAATCTGAACGGAAAATTTGGTTCATAAAGAACATATTGTTCCATGCATTTTGATCTGCTTGCATGGTATCTGCTGCCCGTGTAACCGAGGCAACTGGACTTGTTACAGCATTGCCAATTGAGATAAAATAAGTGTTATCTGTTTTAGTTTCAAAATCACTAATGAACACCTTTGCGTTATTTTCTCTACCTCTTTGTCTGAATGTTGCCATTTATAATTCCTTTAATTATGGTCCAACCCCGAATCCACCACCACCAAATCCACTAAATTCACCAAATTCCCCTGGTCCCGGTTCAAGTTCCCCTAATACTTCTAAACCACTACCATCTGTTCCCGAATCTGTAGTTACAGTTTCTTCTTCACTATTTATTATTGTTGCCAATAGTGTTTCATTATCTTTTGTAGATACTGTAGAAATTATTATATTATTATTTACATCGTCCGACAAAATCGTAGCACGATTTTCTGTAATTTCGTCTTCTGGGAAGATATTGTCATCAGACTCATATCCAGCAACATAACTCAATAGATCAGAATGTACATCTTTAAGCACTTGGAATGCATCTTTACCAAGAGAAGTCCAGTAAACATATCCTCTTTCTATGTAATTTTTAACTTCCACAAACATTTCATTTCTTACTTTGTTGTAGGTATCACTATCTCTCAATATATTTCTACCATCCCAAGATGTAATACCACTTGGTGTTGGAGTAGGTGTGGAAATTCCTTTATCGTGCCATGCTGGAGTGAATTGCCAAAGATTATTATATGTGTTATTTCCAGCAGCATCCACTTCATTTGGATTTTGCAATCTGTATGCATCTCTCATTGTTTTACTTAACAGATAGAAGGTTTCAACATATAAACCAATTTCTGTATTTTTTCTATACCAACACCACATTTTATTTGGATCTATGCCTCCCCAGCCTTGTATGGTGTTTGCATTACTGTGCAATCCTATATTCCATTCTGATGAATTCAAATTACCATTAAGAAGAATCATATAAGCAGAATATTGGTATGCACCTGGCGCATAAACAAAATTATTAGGATCTTGTGCTGTACGGTAATCTTTTCCAGCAGGATCTAGTTTTCTAAATCTTTCTCTTCCTTTATTATGCCAGCAATCATCAGTATATACTGTATTCCAAGGTTCTCCTCCTAAAGTTTCAGAAGAAACCAATACACCTTTACATACTTCTGTTGCACGATTTGTTTTTAACAAAGTTTTTCTTGGATAAGTTCTTCCAACAACTGGTTTGTTAAATTCATCCAGTACTGGTGCTTTCCAGTCGGGTTGTATTGCTTCATTAATGATTGTTTTTAAAGTTGGGAATGTCGTTTGCAACCATTGTTTATAATCACCAACTGGTTCTCTCGATACTGGATTTGCTCCAAACGACAATGCACCACCATATTGGTAATTAAACATACCAACCCCAACATCCATTCCAAGGAAATTAATTCCAGCATCAATCCAAGGTTGTAATTCAGATTGTAAGAATGCAGCATGTGCTGGATTGTTTTCCGGATTTGGAATTTGCCATCCTCTAATAGAAGGTGCTGGCAAACAATTAGTTCCTACTCTTATTCCTCCACCCGCGCTGGCTGCAATATAAAGTAGATTATTTTGCGATGCAATAAAAACTGCATTTATAAATTGCCCTAATCCATCATAACCAAAATTTATTTTAGAGAAAGATGCTCCTGCATTAATGGTTTTATATAGTCCACTGCTCATGCTAACGTAAAATATATCATCGGTTATTATTTCAAAATCACCAGAAAAAGCTCCAGATAATCCTGGGGTAGTTCCGGGAATAATAGTAAATGTTTGCCCACCATCTGTTGAAATGCCTAATTTACTTGCTAAAACGTAAAGTTTATTGTTAACAACTTCTATTTTACTCACCGATATTAACTGATTACCAAAAGTATTCATTGTAAATGTAGTGCCACCATTGGTCGAAATACCCAATCCACCAGTCTGTGTTCCAACATAAATTTTGTCATCAGCATCAACAAATACACAAGTAGACATGTCACCATTACTGCCGCCACCCAAACCGCTGTTTGAACGTGTTCGCATTGTAAAGGTAGTGCCACCATCTGTTGAAATGGCCAACCCTAAAACTATTGAAGTTCCTGAGCCACCTGATACTGTTGCATATATAGTGTTATTTTTGACAAAAACACCAGAAACATTTATTGAAGTTGCAGAACTGCTGCCACCTAATCCCGAACTACCAGCACTCTTATTAATAAAAGTTTGACCACCATTAGTAGATATACCCAATCCACCATTAGTTGCAACATATACATTATTACCCGCAACAAAAATATCATTAATTAGATTACTTCCAAGACCATTGGCTGTTGTTCTGGTTACATATGTTACACCACCATCAGTTGATATACTCAATCCATTTGCTGTTGCTGCATATATGGTGTTACCGTTTACTAATATTCTTCTGACTTGATTGTTTGCAAGACCATTACTCGTATCTGAAAGTAAACTAAAAGAACACTCCGGTTCACAACAAACAGCATCTCCTGCATTTTGCAACCAACCACCAGCACCAGCATCGCCAATAATTGTTGGCGCTCCAGTTTCGGGTTCACCATTTAAGGTTGGTATTGTATAACCCATATAAACACCAACATCTGCATCTGGATGAGAATCAATCCATTGTTCCATACAAGTCAATACTTCATTTTTTCTACCTTCAGGATCAAAGCAAGGTGAAGTTCCATCCCAATCACTATCAGAGCAAAGAGGATAACTTTCTGCTTCTGCTACAGTTGCAGGTATTAGAAGAGTATTAACTTGTCCATCTGTTGGGAATACATCGACTGGAGTTGTTATATTTCTCCAACATGCTTCAGCCGGATTTACAACTTTATTAATTACTGTAGTTACTCCATCTTGTGCAACTTGATAAATTTCATAAATTTTACGTTCCATTGAACTTGTGATGGCAGAGGTATATACCGCTGGCCGTTCACCATTTGGATATGTGTGGTATACAGTTCCGCCTGGTGTCCAAATCATAAATCTACGAACACCCTTATCATAGTTCCATGTAAAATAGTTATCAATAAGTTTTTGGAAACCAACATTTGGTATTGGATTTCCACTTCCATCTAAACACTTCTTAAAGTATTCTGCTCTGTTTGTGTTTGTACCACTATAACCCATTACTACTTCAGCACCCGGTCCACCAGATACAGTAATAGTAGCAGCAATACCTGGTCTTCTGTCTACATTAAAGTCTGCTGCTGGTTGTGGCCAATCTCTAACATTTGTTTGTGTTGGATTTTTAATGTATTTGTAAATTGAATATTCTTTTCTTGCAGCAAGAATTAATCCCAATCCTTGTGCTCTTTTTGCAGTTTCACTTCCTCTAATGTGAGGCCAACCTGGTCGATCAAGTGCTTGAGCTGCTGCTACGGTAGCCGGAGGTGTAGTTATAAATGGATCAAAGCGTCCATTTGCACCCAAATAACCACCCCAATATATGTCATTTGCTAAATCCTCAAGAGGTATTGCTACCATGTCGTCATAACCAGCATATTCTACTGCTAATCCATACATGTGTCTTCTTGCTCTGAGCAAACTGGTTATTGGATATAATGTAGAACCTGCACCATGTACAACAGGATCAACATAGCAGTATTCTACACAATTTAGTGAATTACCGCTCCATGCTGCCGGAGTTCCTGTACTACAACCAAATGTATCAAAATTATTGTTTCTTAGTTTAAAATTATCTTCTATCAGTGCTGGTTTTATATATGGATTTGCTACTATATCTCTACAACTTGAACTTGGTGTTTCACCTTGAGCACATGGTCTTAAGTTATACTCCGCAGTGCGATATTCTTTTGGTTCTGATGCTATTCCGTTTAAATTTGTGGTTACAACTGAGGAAAGATTATTATCTGACCAAATTACCTCATCTTTGTATTTAATTGTTGTTGCAATTTGAGAACGATTTAAGAAATCATTTGTCATGTTAATCCATGGCATATGCTTCAAAAAACTTCTCCTTAAAGTATTTTTTAATGCAAATTTAACTTGATAAATTCTTTCTCCAGCAAGATGATTTGGATTTGTTTCCGTAGATGGGAACGAAGACACTTCTGTTGCGGCAAATCCGCTATCTGTCCAAGATTTTATAAATCCAGCATTATCTTTCAAATTGGAATTGTAGTATTCATACATGGATTCCGCTACATCAGAACCACAAACTCCCTGAACAAACCAAGAATACAATTTACCAGATCGTTGATTATTAAACATACCAACTCTGGCTTGCTCTTTGTGATGTATGGATTGTTGTCTACTTTTGTTTATTTCTGCATTATTTACGTAATTAACAGTACTAGCCTCATTAAACCCATTAGGAGTTGCAGCATAATACTTGTGGACGTTGTTACATATTTCACCATGTGCAGAATTTGGATAATGATTTAATCCTTGAATAATAAACAAATTAGGATCTATTTGTGGCAATAGTTCTGATAGTTCTTGTCTAAGATCAAGAACATCTGGTTGTCCCTCAGCATTTTCAAACAGACACATTTTACTGATTATTGTACCCATTTTGAATGTTTTATTTTGTAATGCTTCAACTGCTTTGCGAACAAAAACTAGTTTTCGTTCTAAAGGTAAAGCGGCATACGCAACATCGCCTGGGTAATCTATGTCCAATTCAGAACAGAATGGGCAACCCGGATCTGTATTTGTTTTAAAATCTGGTGACCAAAGAAGTCCAGTTTCTGCTGGATACCAACCAGATTTCCACTCCTGATAATATGGTAAATTAAACATATCATAGTGCGATATTTTAACTTGTGGTCCAAATACCGATCTAATATGATAATTCATTTTTCTGGTCAATTTAATATAAGAAACTATTCTTTCCCAAATTTCATTAGTCAATGGTTGACCGGCAACTCTACCATAATTATTAGGACCTGTTCTGCCAGTCATGTTTAAACAACGAATTTGATCTACTAACTCTTCTTCATAATTTACGAACATTTCTTTTGGTTTAAACACACCATTTACAAATTCTTCTGCAACTAAAGACTTCCAAGTTTCACTTTGAACAATGCAAGAAGGCACTGTGGGCAAATTCATTACAAAATATTTGTATTCTTCTTCTTTTTTGTATGTGTTTAACAACAATTTATATTGATCGACAAACAAATGATCAGCACATCCATCATCTTGTCTTATTGGTGCAAAAACGAAACCTTTATACTTCCATATATTTCCCGGTTCATTTTTAGGATGAGCACCATCGCTCGGTTGACGTAGTTTTACTGTTAAATTATCTTGGTCAATGACATGTTCATGACCAGGTCTAAGTTGTACTGTTCCTTGCCAAGTATAATCATATGCCAAATCATTTCTTCCATTTTGTGCTGGAGTTCTTGCCCAGAAACTATAAGGAATACTAGAAGGATTGGTGCGGTTTCCATAATATGTAAAACTATAATCTAATGGTTTTCCAGTATCTGTTGGTTGTTTTGTAAACACAACACTATTTACTGTTACATATTCAAAACTACCACTGGCACCATTTGGGAATGGATCATTTGGACGCATTGGTGCTCCCCATTCGCCCGTTTCGGACATATATTTCACAAACATTATACTAGGAATATATGGTACTTGGAAACAACCACTACTACTATAACATGCATTATTGCAGTGAGTTACGGATGTTGTGGGAGATGTCCGAACTACGACAGGTATAGCATTTCCATTCGAATCTATTCTATAATTTGCAGCATAATACCAATTCAAATTGCCAACTTGGTGGGCGGACCATGTAATACCTGTATTATAAATGTATTGAAGAGCCGAAAGAGATTTACCATTTTGATCAAATCCAATTCCACTACCATAGTCGTGAGAAGCACCTCCAAATATAGCGCGGGCCCTGTGTATTTGTGTTTGACTGTCTGCTCGCATCAATGTAATATACTTCAATTCAACATCTTCTTGTTGTCCACCCTCATCAAGAACATAAGTTGGAGGAACTGAACTATCTGTCAAAAGCCAAGCACCTCTTGAGTTATTATTTAAAGTTATTGTTTGAGGGATGTCGGTGCGATCAAGAGAATTGCCATATGCTCTAAGTGTTACTGAAGATGATGGTTTAGCCGTTAATCTCCAAAGATACTTGTTACTACTAAGCAATCTACCGCCACTAATAATAACAGAAGAATTAACAGCAATTCTACTATTTGTTACTGGTTGCGCTCTACTATTTCCGCTTCGTTGACGCCATTCTTCTAAAATATTGTGCAACTCTAATGTATTTGTTGTACCAACTGTAGATGTGGCTCCAGAATTCCAATAATTAAAATGTTGTGTTCCATGTAAGCAAGCATGGAAAATCATTTCTTTCCAGAATTGTAATGCCGTTTCTCCTTGACTTCTAGAATATCTCATTCTAGAACCAGATACATCACCACCATCTGGACTTGGTATCCAAGGTGTCAATTTTTGCCAAGCATCTGGGTTTGATCTAATTATGGCTCTTAATAGTTTCATATCTCTTAAGAATGCAACCCAAGTTGGACTTGTAAATCTCAAATAACCTTGTGGTAAATCTTGATTTTCCCACACAAATCCCATCAAATATTTTTGATCATCGTTACTTGGATTTATTGCATAAGTGTAACGATTAAACATTCCAGTTTCCAATTCACCATATAATGGTGGAGTATACAAAGCGTCTGGGTAATCTTCTCTTACCTCTCCTTGCCAACCACCATATTGATCTTGAACGTATTTTGCCTCTTCTGCATTTAAAGCATAAGAATAATCAATAGAATATTTGACGTTCGAATAACCGTTATTCGCAAGAGGTTGCTTAAAGAAAGTGGTTCTATAATAAATTCCCCAATCAAAAGTCACACCAGTCCATGCTCTAGTTGCAGCATCTGTACTTGAATTGGACCACGGAAACTGTTGCATTTTAAATGGTTCACCAACATCTACAATGTAACCAAAATTAGGAGATAGTACATTATATGCTGTTGCTATTGGTGAAACATACCAACTGGAACTGCGATTTGTGTATAGGGAACGATCCATGCCATTTGTTTCAGTAATAATAGCATTATATCTGCTCATAAAATCTTGCGACAGCGTTTTACCATTTACTGGATTTACCGTACTTGTAAATCTACTATCAGTTACTATGGCCTCCAAAGCATCTGGATCTGAAAAATCTCTTTCGCAAGTGTAATGTCTATTATCTACAGCACAGTTTGAATATGTTTGCTGAGTATAAGATTCTGGTACATAAGATAATGTTGGTATTTTTTCAAAAGGAATATCTTCAAATGTTGGCAACGATGCTCTGATTGTTGCCAAATCCGAAGCAGATAATTTGAAATTTAAACTTGCTCTTTCAGCAAAAGTAATAACGGTGTTAGTATCTTCTATTAATTGAGAACCAACATTAAACCCTCCATATATTGCTTGCGACCATGTTTCACCACTAATGGTGTTAATTCCAAGCCTATCAGAATCCGAAGGAGTATTAATTATTACGTTATTATTTGTGTTATTTTTAAACTGTTCAGCATCTTCAACGATTGTTGCAACCTTTGAAGCATTTACAGAAATCATTTGAGATAATTGTGGGCATGTTTGTTGATATATTGGGGCAGTTATATCAACAACAGGCATTATTCCCGCTAAAGAGTTATTATTCCAAGCAACATGTCCATTACCAGAACCATACCAAGTGTATGGACTATATCAACTAACGGCTGTTTCTTTACCATCCGAACCGAGCGGTCCACCAGTTTCATACCAAGGATAATTTAAATTATTAACAATGGCTATTCTTAAATCAATCAAATAATTATTCCAATAACCTTTTGTAGATACCGCAGCACCATATGCGCGATTACAATCAATAAAAAGATTATTGTTTACAGTGTTTTTCACACCACCATTAAAAAATACGGCACATCCTTCACCACCACCAACTTGATAAAAAACGTTTCCAATAACGGAACAATTTGACATTAAATCGTCAAAATAAACACCGTGTGTTCCTGCTGTATTTTTATTTTCAGCAGTAACACAACCAGTCGGAACTGTTGAATTGCTGTAATAATAACCACCCGGAAGATTAGTTTTTACGTTGTTTAAGAAATTGTATCTGATTACATTGTTGATGAATGATGGATTTCTGCCTGCATATATTCCTCCAGCATCATCCGTTTCTCCAATCAAATTATGTAAATGGTTATATTCTACAGTTAGATTTGCACCATAAATCAGTATACCTGCACTACCATCAGACATTAAATTATAAGAAGCAGTGTTGCCACAGCCATTTAAAATTATAGCAGCAGCATAATTGTACTTATTTCTATTCCATCGTTTAATGGAACACTTAGTTACCAATTTATTTGCTGGTTCTAAAGTTTGTCTATTTCCACCAGTATTAATTATCGCAGTTCTACCAATATCATGTAATGTGCAACTATCGATAGTAACATCCTTACCACCCATAGCATTTATTCCATCTTTTTTGATATTAAATATTTTGCATTTACGGATAATTACATTTTGACAAAGATTTAATTCAATACCACTACCAGCACTATCACGGAAAGTTAATCCCTCAATTATAATATTTTTTGTTTTGTATAATTTAAATAGAGATTTTAAAGTATTTTTGCTGTTATAAACATGTCTCGATTGTAATGCTCCACCGGGTTGATACCAACCATAATTAGTATCTTCCCAGCCTTTATATGGGAAACATTCTGGGCATGTTCTACTTGGTTGTCCGTTTGCTTGATAACCAACTTCAAAAGTATTGTCGCTTCTTGCTCCGGGACCAGCAACTCCACGGTGTGTTATGCGTATTTCTGAAGAAGCAGATATTGCTTCTGTTGGCCAAAAATATAACTTTTTGTTGGCTCTATCGATGTAATATTCACCGGGTGTATCCAATTCTTCTAAAATATTAAGAGCAAACCAACGTCTTGGTGTTGGATTGGATAAATATGTTCCTGCTAAGTCCAATGCTCCAGTTGTTGGATTGCAAAGTGAATAATTTTGTACAGCATATTGTGAATTTTTTGATGCTACAGTAATAGTTCTAGATCCAGTGTCAATTGATACGACTTTATATGCCTCATCCGCCCAATCCCATCTCCAGAATCCATGCAACCAAATTCCATCATTTATCGCATCACTAGACCATGTTGAAATAACGGAGTCATAGGAAGAGGAATATGTAAATGTGGCATTTTGAAAACAGTTTTGGTTATAAGCCGCACCGCTACCACAATAACAACTTGCATCATCCGCCGGACCATCTGTTAACAAATCGACATTACTTCCTAGATATCCAGGATTTACACACCACACCCCGCTTGTTCCACTACTGACAACAGAAGAAATTACAGCAGATTCGCCAAAAGTATATCCATTACTATTGAGCGATGTTTTATTTGGCCATCTAGCAACAGTCATTGTTTTGCCATTGAAAATCAATTCAGGCAAAGCAGGCATATCTTGGACATTACCAACATCACCTCCCATATTTCCACCATTCCACATGGAAGGAATTCCGGGACCAATATCGTAACCAGAAATATTGGCAACATAAACATTTCCTCTTGCTTCTGCCGATATTCTACTCCACTTAGGATCTGAAGAGTTAACTAAAGTAAATGCACTGTGACTTATTTCCTCAGCACCACTTATAACGACAGTTTCGTTCTTATATGGTCTATAAGTTATATACTTACCTTCTTTACCACTATTCGATTCATTTAAGTAAAAGATGGGATTTGCATCTGTGCCAAGCATACGATATGTACCTTGACGAATTTGAATTTCAACGTTTTTATTGCCTGTATAATTTCTAGCAAGTTCAGATGCCTTTTTAATTGTTTTTACTGGTCCATTTGTTCCCGTAGTATAAGGGAATAGACCAGTCCAATTATCATCTCCGGTGGTTGAAACGTATATCTTGTATGCATCTCTATCACTTACAGGTGGTTTTGATAAATTCCATATATTTGGGGCACCACCATCACCATAATAAGTGTTATCAGTTATATAATTAAAAGTTAAACCGTCTGCTTTACATCTACCCAAAAATTGATTAAAACTTGTTTTTGCATCATCAATAATATTTTCTTGCCATGGTGTCCAAGAAATTCTTCTTCCATCAAAAGTAGTTCCATCCAAAGCAGTATAATAATCAATAAAAGTAAGAGGTGACCAATTTAAATTTGGTGGAACTGCTGCCCAAAATGTTGGTTGTATTACTCTTCTTCCCTCTGGTACATTTAATAGTGTTGTTTTGAATTGATTATATTTTGTTGAACTTACCACATCATCTGTAAATACGTCTGTAGTTCCCGGTCCACCCCATCCACCCATAGGATCAACCCAAATCATAGGAACAACAGAATGTGCATTTACATTTACATCACGTTGCCATGCTGCTGCCCAAACAGTGTAGTCTAATGCAGATACATCAGTATCTAATGGAGGCACAACAACATCTGTTGTTGTGTCTGTAGTGAATACGTAGTCTGTTGTTGTGTCTGTAGTGAATACGTAGTCTGTTGTTGTGTCTGTAGTGAATACGTAGTCTGTTGTTGTGTCTGTAGTGAATACGTAGTCTGTAGTGGTATCAGTAGTGAATACGTAGTCTGTTGTTATATCAGTTTCAATAACCACATCTGTCGATGGTGGTGGAGGAGGTGGAACATCTGGTAAAGACCCTAATGCTTGATTATATACATTATTAGGATTATTAAATAAAGATCCTAAACTGCTTATTGTGGGTTGGGTGGTTATTGATGTATTAATTTTTGCCATAATTTTATTCTATAGGACTTATTAAAGATCTGGGAATTGAAGTTATTTCGTTTGGAATTATTATCGGAGAATCTTCTATACCATCAGAGTCTTCGGGAATATCATTCGTAGAAATTTCCAAATCTGTAGTGTAAATAATTTCTTCTTCGGTTATATTTAGATCGCCGGGATCTGTTGGCTCTAAACCAATTCTTAAATTTGCAAAATTAGATGAAGTTTGAAATTCACCTTGTGTTGTTCTTTCATAATCACCCAAACCAAGCACATTTCCATCTTCATCAAAACCAAAACGCAATTCATATGATCCTGGCTCAGAAGTAGTCAATTCGCGTTTTTCGATAATGTCGTCTAAAACATCATATCGATAAAATGCCTTATACCCCGCAGGATGTACATTTTGTTTTAAAATGTCAGAAAATTTGTAAGAATTAACGTTAGAACCAATTTCATATGAGTTTTGTTGATAATAAAAATTATCTTGAAGAATGCCCATTTGGCTTAATAGTGATTTTTTACTTCTATAAAACCCAGTTCCAGTAAACAAATAACCAGTAACATAACGTATTCTGCAATCATAAACTCTTTCAATACTTTGAGTTTTGGGATTAGGCTTACCTGTAAATTGCGTACTATATCCATTTACATTTAATCCCCAATTAAATCCCGGATCTAATATTTGTATTTCTTCTATTTCGCCCTTTTCGCTCACTTTACTAATTTGGGCTTTAAATCCTGCTCCAAGATCGTCGTGCTTTAAAAATGGATTTGGTAAATCTACTCTTTCTGGATCGAAAACTGTACCATAGAATGGATTACAGCCATCTTCTGTTAGTGCTTCCACGGTTTCACCACCATTACACAATAACCAAACAGCACCCCCAAGATTAACTAAATTAACAATCATTCCAACTTTAAAATCATATATTGGATAACCAAAGGAATCTGGACATTTATACAAATAGTAATCTATTATCATAGAGTACAAATCAATACTATATTCCTCTATTACTCCAAATACGTTTTTGCTATAATAAACTTTAGAACTATTTAAATTTCCAGTTACATTTATTAAATTTAAAGTGGTTATTGGATTACTTGCATAGTAAAATGTGTACGTATCTTCTATTGTAGCAGAAAATGTCTTTGAACCATTTTCATCTAAAACATAGAGCTCGGTGCCAATTAATAAAGCAGCGTCTTCTTCATTTAAATTTTTTGCTCTTATAAATTTTGGAACTACCCATTGTGCTTCAGATGCTTTTAATAATTTTTCTCTAGGATATGTAAAAGTTATTTCCGTATCAAACATTACTCTAAACAAAAATCTAAAAGAATCTTCTGTTCCTTTTTTGGAATAAAAGTCTTTTATTCTTTTTAATACTTTTGTAACATCTGGAGCATTTCCCGTTTCTCTATCTATTGAAAATTGCTTTGGAAATGTACTTAAATATGTTTCTTGAAAACGATCAACTAATTCCGGAGGTATTGTATCAACATCAAAATATTGTTCTAATGTGTGTGGAATTAAATTTACATTTTTTGTAGATTCCAACCAAATGTAATAATACTTGATAAAATCAACAAAAGTTTGATAATCTTGTTCCAGAAAATCTGGTATGCTTGAACTTACAACAGAAGATAGTTTATTTTTTAGTTCTAAAGTTATTGGTTTTGTAGATACAGATATTGTTTTTCTTGTCTCTAATATCTCTTTATTGTATTTGTTTTTAACATAGCAAGTTAGAATGTATTCACCTTCAGGTAATTGAATTTGAAATACATCTGTACGTGCAGTCTTTTCAATTACTTGATTGTTGACTTCAAAAACAACTTTAGAAAATACACCACTGGTGTCTCTTACTTCATAGTTTATAGTAATGACATCAGAAAAAACGATGTCGTTATTTATTGGTGTTTTTAGTAGTAATTCTATCATTTAATTGGTTTTCTAAATGCGCTTTCTACTAGATTTATTACAACTGAATTTACATCTGCTTGATCAATACTTAATATAGTATCTGGGTTTACAAATACATCAGAATCATAAACATTTGCAAAGAATTTTATTATTGAATTTGTAGAACTAAGTGGTTTAAAATTATTTAATTGCAATTTGCCTGTTGTGTAATCTACAGTTCCAATTGCTTCTGGTAAATTACCAGACAAACTTAAATCAATATTTTGCAAAGCACCTAAAGAGTACTCTTTTCCTTCTTGCACAAATGAAATGTACAAATTACCAATACCATCATCATATATTCTACAAGAACGAATTACATTTTTATAATCAAGACAATTAAACAACGAAGATTGGATATTTGGTTTTTCTATAGAATCACTTCTTACCAATCTGTTTTGTAATTTTATTGTGTAATTTTGTTTTATGTTATAAACTGGAGCTAAACGATATTCTAATTGTGGGGTTATTGTTGCACTTAAAATAGAACTATCGATATCTAGAATAGATCTTTCCAATTCATTTGAAATTAAATCGGCATCAAAAACATCTAAATTGTCTATGATGTAATTGTTTATTGCTGTTTTAATTTTAGTTTTAAGTTGCTCTATAGAACCTTTATTTTTAATTATGTCAATTTTTGCATCGCAATTAATTATTAAGTAAATGATGTTTGGGTCCACAATCTCAGGAATTATACCAACAACAGATCTGTCTCTAGATAATCCCTTTAGAATTGTATTTTTTTCGGTTTGAGTTAAAGCGGCTCGGTTTTCTGGTTTTATAGCAATAAAAACTTTACCATAAAATGGTGGATCATTTTCTTCTCCACCCCAACACTTTATTGATTTAATGAAACCGAAATCTTTTTGCAGTAAAACAGAATAATCGTTTGCAGTTACTGCTCTTTCTTGTGCTGTAAATGCCTTTGGTGCTTTATATTTAATAGATTGTATTGTTTCTTTTTCAGAACCACCAAATGAAGGTGTTACTACGGCTATAGTAGCATCACTTAAAGCGGGAGATGTGAACACTCTAGAAAGAACGTCATCATTAACACCAATACCATTTGCTTCAGAACCAGAACTTTCTAAGAATGTAATTGTAACTAAGTTACCTTCTGTTAATCTTTTTCCTATTACTCCATCTCCAAAGTATATTCTATAATACTCATCAGGTCCTTCTTCTAGGAAATAAACATTAGAGTTACCATCTATTTCTGTAATATTTGATGCTTCACTCCAGACATCAGAAGAACCCGAAATATCCGTTACACTTCTTTGTACTGTTACATTTATTGTGCTTACATCTACTTTTGTGCTTCTTAATGTTATTTTTTTGAAAGGATTGGAACCATCAATTACATAATTGATTGTACGCAATATTCCTTCTTTTAAATTAATTGGACCTGTTGAAAATATTGTTATCGTACCATCCTCAGCCTTTTCTGCTTCGGTGAATAAAACGTCATTTAAATTATAAAAATAGTAAACAGAAGTATCTTTATTTACTTTAAACGCAGTATATTTTTCCAAAACATAACTATCCAACATTCCATTACTTGCGGGGCGACTAACTTCTACTGAGCATGTTGCTGAAGTTGTTGAAGTTGGAGTATATCCTAAATTTTTTGCAATAGAAACAACTGATGATCTTTTTTGCGCTGTATCCAAAAAGGCTTCATTAAATGTTATATTGTTGTATAATGATTGATAATGTGTGTTGTATGCTAAAATATCTAAAAGAATGTTTAGAGTAGAACCCTCAAAATTATAGCCATTAAACTTGTCTTGTGTTTTTAAGAATGACATTAAATTTTGTTTAATGTCATTATAATCTAATTTTGAAAAATCTGGGTTCATCTGATCCTCTCAAGATTTATTTGTAGACTCTGTGGAGTGCTTTGATCTTCATTTCTTAAAGTAAAAGTTATGTCTATTTGTAACAAATTTTTGTCGTCAAAGTTTTGTACTTCTACCTTTTGCAATAATGCTCGTGTTTCATATTTCGAAATTATGTATTCTACTTTTTTTGTAATAATATCAGATAAAATTGCATCTGGGAAATTTTCAAACAATACCTCATTTAATCCCACATCTATTAGTGGATCAAATGGTTTATCAAACTTTTTCAAAAACATCAAATTACGCAAACTTTGCTTTACCGCATCCAGATCTTTTTTAACGGATATATCACCAGTTATTGGGTTGCTGGTAAAATCGTTACTTAAATCTGTTATTTTAATTTTTGCCATTAGTGTTTAATCAGTAAAGTGTTTAAGATTCGTATGTCTTTTTTAAGAAAATTTAGAACAAAATCAGCATTTATTTGTTCGGCATGATTCCAAGAACACCATTCAGCACAAATATAACCATATGGAGATATACTGGTATCTTTCTTTAAAGGAACTAATACAAATGCAATTGTATTTCGCGCTTCCATAAATCCTTTAAAATGACTATCTGTTAATGTATTTGTAAAAATTATTCTGGCTTCGTCTTCTTGTAATATTTTAAGTTTTTCTATAAATCTAGTCAACAATACTCCTTGTTGTTGATCTATGGTTTGTTCTACACCCAAAGAGCAAGATTCGTGTGTTATTGAAAACTTTAATATGCTTTCCCCGCTAAAGAAATCACCACCATTATGAAATTGTGCAATATATGCTCTTGCACAGTCTAATTGTATTCTAACCTCGGTTAAAACTTCATTTACTTGTGTGTGTAACTTTGTAAAATCTGTACCACTATTAGAAAATATCGTGTGTTTTTTATTTTTTGTATTTTTTAATAACTTTAGTAATGCAAAACTAATTCCCATAGCAAAGGATATGATGGAAACACCAGCAGCATACCACATTTCAGGAGTGATTAATTTGAATATTGACAACATAAAAATATCCCAATAAAGTGCGTGCCTCTATTTATGAATTTTTGGCGCCAGTTGGTGTCCATTCTTTCTTGTTATTTTTCATAAATGATTCTGTTTCCGATGGTTTAGAAGTTTCGTACTGACTTGGATTATCCAAATTAATTGGTTTTGGATCTGGTGAGAATGGTGGTGCTTTTTTGTCGTCTGGTTTGTATAACAATGGAGTTTTTAGAGTTACATCTTTAGGTGTTTTTAGCTCTATTTTATCCGTTGCAGATCTTAATACTGTAAATTTTTCACCTATTACTTCTAGACTATTTCCAGAATACAATCTAAATTTGCCAGTATATTCTGCACCAAATATGTCCATGCTCTTTTTTGCTTTAATTGTAATTTCGGAAAGTCCATCAATTTGTATACTTGCGGTTGATGCTAACCACCAATTACCACCAGTTTTAGTAACAAAAGAACCATAAATTGATTTTTCTTGAGATTGTAACTCTTGTTTTTTGTGTTGTCCTTTTTCGTTAATATTACCATTGACTTCGGTTATTTGATTTCCACCGACATAAGTTCTTTTATCCCCCAACAAATATTCACCCAAATAGCCCGAAGAGTTTGACAGATACTTTTGATCGAATTCCCCATCAATTCTTTCATCCCTGTTTCCTCCTATTTCGTTAACTACATCACCGGCAACCACAACATGCATATGACCACCAACTTCTAAATTGTAATCGCCGGCAACGGTGTGGTTATAATTTCCTTTGTCTTGACGTATATTTACGTCACCTTTGTTCAAACGAATATTTGCGTCACCTTCAACCAAAGAAACATTCATATTCCCTTTATGAATATAAATGTTTACATTTGCATTTCCCGCCACATGAATATCAAAATTTACATTTTCTTCTTTACTGTTTTCTTCTTCGTCATCATTTATAAGAATCTTTAATCCCTTATCAACGGTTACGCTAGAGTAACCACCCAAATGAACATATTGGTCTCGGAAAACATGAAAATAACTATCTCTTACATGCTGCTCTACAAAATCACCATTAGGATAAACTTCTAAATTTGTACCAGAACGATGAAAAACGGATAGTCTTTCGCTACCGGGAGTATCATCGGTTTCGAATACGTGGCCGCTTTCAGTTTGATATGTTTTATTAAATGGATATATTGATACTGGTTTAAATTCTTTGCTTTTCTTTTCTTGATTTGGGTATAAATCTTTACCTTCTATTTCTTCGCCTTGTTTCCTGCCATGTTCAGTTTCTGGTTGAGTCCATTGTTTATTTGATTGTGTAACTTGAACTTGATCGTTCTTCTTTTGTTTTTCTTTTTGTATTTCTTCTTTTGTTTTTGCTGGTGCGGCCGATGCTTGCGCTTGGGATGAACTACCAGTAACTCCACCTTTAGATGTAGTTTGTCCTGCGCCGACGCCGCCACTAGCAGAACCAGAAGAAGCACCAACAGTTCCATCTTCTGTTAAATCTGCCGCAGTTATTCCTCCGGTTACTTTTTGCCCCTTAGTAATAGTTGTTCTTTGGGTACGCTCGCGTTGGGGTAAAATTGAGGATGGTTTATTATTTCCAATACCAGAAGTGCTGGTAATTGGTTCTGTTGGTTTTAAATTATCATCGCAATTAGACATATTATTATCCTAAAATCTTTTTATTTGCACTATTCAGCGGTTCTTCTTTTACTAGTTTCCAATTATCAAATTTAGAAGACTCCATGCTACTTTTTACAGAATTATCACCAGAACCCAATCCGCTTAAAGTGCCGGTATTTTTACCATTTAGATTAACAACACCGCATTTAAATTCTTCTTCTACGTCAATATCAGCAACATACGCTTGATCGTATAGTCCCTCTGGTCTTTTTAATTTCTTCAATCCAATAATTGTATCTTTAATTTTAGTGGCATCATTTATAGCAATGGCTCTACCAAAACGATCCGTTTGTTTTTTTGGTTCTTGTTCTGTTAATTGAACACCGCGGTCTTTAGTTTTCTTTCCTTTTCCAAACGGGTATTCTCTTTTAACTTCTTTTGTTGGAAAGTTTTTTAAATCTTCTTGTTTTCTTGGATCTCTAAATCCATCTCCATAATTTTTTTGAAACGTTTCTCCCTCTGAATCTTTTTGTTGTAAAGTATCAGAACCTGAGGTTTCTTCTTTTGGTGGATTTTCCGGTAAAGTTGGCAACCAACCCAATACTACAGGTTGTTGACATTCAATTCCATCTTTAAAAAATCCAAAGACCCATAACCCTTCAACTAACCCAACTGGAGCACCTTGTGGGGTATTACCTGTTGTTGCTGGTTGAATTACTTCAGCCCAAGGTAAAGCATCGGTGGGAATATCCTTTTTAAATGGACTGTGATAACTGTGGATGCGTACTCGGACTCTTCCTTTTTGTAAAGGATCTATTCTATCTTCTACACATCCCCACCACCATCTAAAACTGGGATCACCCAAATGATCATTAGGCATATTCGCCTCCCTTAGAATCTTTTACTGCTTTAATCCGCATAATATATGTTGCTGATAATGCATCAGACGGTCCACCACTCTTTAATCCAATATCATGAGAAATAGTGGTGATTAAGAAAACACCAGTACCCAATACATCTTTTTCTTTTAAATTTTCACCAGATTCTTCAATAAGAGATTCGTTTACAAGTTTTCTAACCTCAAT